GGTACTACATCATTATGTCTTATTGCAGGATATACACTATCTGCAATAAAAGTAGTAAAGTCTTCGTCAACTGCTGAAAATTTCTCGTCATAGTGCTCTACTGCGCTAACAGCGAATTCATTTTTAGAGTTTTGAGAAATAGCAAGTACTCTGTATTCTTTTGCAGAGCCTAAAACGTCAACACCTCCTGTTTTTTCTGTAAGTACCCATATACTTTCTGCGGCAGGAATGGCAGAAAAAGCAGTAGACACTGTTAGTGTATCAACAGCTCCCGCACTAGTTGATACGGGCTGAGTCTCTACTCGAGTAGTATCTGTCCAGTTAAGAATTAACGCGTCAGTACCGGCTGCAGTTGCTTTAGCATTTATAGCATCTACTTCACTATCAATATTTTGAAGAGTATAAGTGCCATTATTATTAGAATCAATAAATGCCTGTTTTATTAAGTCTCCTTTCTTGTAAACAACATTATCAATAGTTACAACTTCAGTTGCAAAAGCGCCGGGTTCTACAAAAACAACTGACAATGTATATGTGTTGCCTGAAATTAAAGTAGTAGTACTATCTAACGGTATAGATGTAGTACTACGATCAGTGCCTGAGTTTGATATACGGCCTCCCATACGAACCGCATATCTGGCTGAATCCTGTATGTTGATAACATCACCAGGCATAAGAAAGGTAGCATTTAAAGCAGTAGAAAAACTAACAACTTCTCGTTGGTTTGCCGCAGTCCATAGTTTCCATCGACCGTACCGCAAAGCTTGTCCTTCGCTAGTAGCACCCATTGCTACTGCTTTTTGAGATATTAGTTTACCGGTTTCGGCGATATTGAGTCTATCTTCTACAATTAGAGGAGAGGCTTTGTAGTTAGCGTCAGGATCAATCCATGTAACAATACATTGATTAATGCGTGTTTTACTTCCAGTGCCTTCATATGAAAACTTGCCCTCGATTATGTTAGCTTGAGAAAAGTTATATACAGGACCACTAGGAGCATCCATAACCGGAACGACTTGCCCGTCAATATAATACAACATACTACGAAATACCGTCGCTATGTCTTTAAGTACTTTGTATGCGTCCGCTGCTTTAGTAAAGTATAGATTAGCAACAAATCTCGGCTCAAGTCCTCCTTTTCCGTCATCTACAAGACCGTCACAGTATCTTGATATTCTATACAACGCATACTTATCAATATCGGTGGACTGTAGGAAATCTCCGAGCCCGTAGCGATTATTTGTAAGTATATCATAAAATACCCAAGCAGGATTATTTGTATAAGCTTTATCAGTTGCAAAAGCACCATCCCAATCTTGGTAGGTACTATCTACAAGTCCGCTAGTAGTATTGCGCATGTAATTAGCTACGCCATCACTGGACTGCTCTCTTGTTACGTAGTTAGAGGGCACGCTTACTTTTAAACCTCTAGCATGATATGATCTGGTAGGAATGCTCTGAAACGTTTTTGTATCAAAAGTTGTTTTAGCAAGAGATGTAAAAGGATGAGTTAGTATATCTTTAATAACACAAGTTGTATTAGATATAGTAGAAGCCGCAGACATTTGCCAATCATGGTATGTTTCAGTAAGTGTTTTATATGCAGGGCCGTCATGATTACTAATTCTTGATACTCTTACTTTAAAATCTGCAAAAGGGCGGAACTTTGTTAGGTCTATTGTCTCGACAAAAGTGACAGAGTTTTTATACATTCCTGAATGTACTGCAGGATGCTTCAGCACTTGATAGGCTTCAAAACTACTTCCACCGGTTTTTTTAATAGCTATTTCTGTTTTATACCGAGTAAAAGTATTCATATCATTACCTTTACCACTGACAGCATAATGTCCTCCGCCGTAGGCAAAAGTAATTCGAGCTTCGTCTACTTCTTGTACTTGACTCGCGGTTAAATTGAAACCAGAGGCTGAAGTTCCTATTAGCTCTTTAGGAGCCTGACTGCCTCCATAGTTACTGGATTGTTCCATAGCACCACCTGCACTAGGTGTGTTGCTAATAGAAGTGGACCCGTCCCCTCCCTTACCTGAAAAGGGAGTTTGCGCTAAGGTACCTACCCTAAACTGAGTAGTTACCCCTTGGTAATTGCTTGTCTTTGTCTGGGTTATAACATCATTATTCGTAACTACCGCGCCTGTTACATCAAACTTATATCCCCCTGTAGTACCCGGCCATACGGCTGCTAACGTAACAGTAACTCCTGACACGCTTGCAATTTTAACTATTCGATCCATCTCTAAGCTGTAAGACCCATCAGGAATCCATATCCCTGCTGCTCCACCGGTGCCTGGAACATACTCCGCAACAGAATTGCTAGTTCTTTTAGTTATAAAACCTTCGCCATACATTCCATCTCCAACACCTCCACCAGTAATAATACCCAATCTTGCAGGAACATGCGTATCTATATCAACGGGAGTTGATACCATAGCAGAGGTAAAAAAGCTTGCATTATCAACAACTGTCAAAGTGGCTGTAATATTATAGTCATCAGTACCTGCAGATCCATTAGATGCAGTTACATAGGCTTGTCCTAAGCCTTTTCTTACAATTAAATATTTATCGCCGTTTTCAGACTCTATAATCGGTGCAGTACCGCCTGCTGAAATTGTAGCAGTAGCAGAGTTATTAACCAAAGCTATAGAGACCGCGCTTTGGCTGTAGAAATTTCCGGACTCAGATAAAGGTACCGCTCTATCATCGTTTAAATATACAGAAGAAGATCCGTCTACAAGACCGTAGATAGGACCTTCTGATATAATATCTACTACCGATATAGTCTGTCTATCTTTTAGCTTTGACTGTGCGCTGCCCTGAGCTGCATATATTTCGTCCCAATGTCTAGGCATTTCTATTTCTCCTGTGTCTGTGTCTGTGCTATATTAACATTATTAGCTGAGTCTGTAACTGTATTGTTTATTATATCTTGTATCGAACTTCCAATTCCCGAACCGTTTCCGCCTTGTATTATATCTATAGAAATAGGTCGTCCAGCAACTCTTAGCTCTCCGTATAGTATAGGGATAGGGTCTCCTTCAATAGAGTTTGAAGCCCCTCCGCTAAAAAGATAATTAGTAGGACTATCTTGGTCAACGGCAGGATCAGGGGCCATCATCTGTTGCATCCCCGATAATGCTAGATTTATTGCAAGCAAGGCTACCATTTTTCCTCCTATTGTTCCTAAAGCTGCGGCCATTGTAAGACCAAAAGCCGATGTAGCCCCAGACGCCGTAGCCAGAGCACCAACCTGTGCCATTGTCATTGATCCTATTGCCATTGTTCCTATAAGCGGTAGTACAAAAAATACAAGTACAACCGCTGCAATAATTTTTCCAATACCAGACTTAGAGCCTGCAGGTGCAATAGCAACGGTTATGTCTCCCGCTTCTAAAGGCAAAAGTAAGTCTTCTTGGTCTATTTGTTCTCCTGCCCTGTCAATAATAAAACCTACGTCTTCTTCATGACACTTTCTGAGATAAGGTAAAAAATCGGGGCGATTTGCACTAATGCATTTAAAAATATCTGCATAATTATCCGTACTTACGATAAACTTATTACCGAATCTTTCGCCAAGTTCTCCTTGTAGGTAAACACTATGTTGCATATCGATAAACTCCAGTTATATACTTTTTCCAAAAAGGGTATAAATTTTCTCGGCATGATAGCCTGTTTTCTGCGTGATGGTAGAATATATCATCACCTAAATAAACTCCACAATGATTACCTACTTGTGCTGTTATTGTAAAAATAAGTAGATCACCTTTTTGCATATTTCCTTCAACTTTCTTAAAACTCCAAGTACTAATATACTCATCAGTAAAATAGTCTAAATCCTTCTTCCACCAATCGTCTTCAAAAAGAGGGCGGGAAGGTATATCTAAGCCTTTATTAATATAATAGTCTCTAGCCGCTTCGAAACAATCATTTGTACCAAAGTCGTACTCTCTACCATAAAGAGCCTTATTTTCTCGCACTGGTTCTAGTATGTTCATATCCATACCAGGATAGCTAAATATATAATAAGGCAGCTGTGTAGCATTACAATATTTAATATCAGTTTCTGAAGGTTCATTACTTGCATCTGGATGACTATGTACTATTGCAGTTATATCTCCTCTATGGGATATATCTATATATTGCTTGGATGAGATTATAAAATCATCTTCATCTGTAGCTACATTATCACAAGGAAACCACTTTAAGTCCCCCTTTATTACTGCAAGCACACCACACCCTTCACGAGGGTACCACTTGTCAAAATGCTCTTGCATTTCATCTAAAAATTGTATCATAGTTAAAACTTCTGTGTTCCGGGGAATGATCCAAACGGTAAACGAGCTGCTGCATTCGTTGATCCATCAGGCTTTTGATTAGCACTTGTTAATACCGAAGGTTTAAAGCCGTATCGAGCTTTACAAGATTGCAGGGTTTTACCACATACTTCTTCTCTAACCCAGTAAGCACTGCGATGTGCAGGTAATTTTGAAGTAGAGGATGTATGAGTTAGTTTACATTTCCATATTGTTGTAGCATTATAGCGTACTAAAGTACCTGCAGTATAAGAAGTAGCATTTGCATACTCTGCCCATTTGCGTACTTCTTTCCAGTAGGAGGAAGTTATTGAAGGAGTGTTGCCAGTGCCTGCAATTATACAAAGCCAGTATTGAGTAAGTGTAGCATTACCAGTACCTGACCCTGCCCCCGTGGCTTTAAATACTGTACCTACAGTATTATTTGCCGCACCTATTGAGGTAAAGCTTGTATTTCCTGCGGAAGCGATTGTATAATCTAGCCCTGTTACGAAAGCACCCGCGCTCACAGTAGGGGTATTTGTAGTAACATAACTAACAGTAGTATATGCAGTACTTGCGCTATAAGCTGCGAAAGTTTCTGCGGCTACAAGCGGTCTATCATCAAAGTCAAAGTAAGGATTATGAGAGCGAACAGTGCCATCTCCATCAAAGTTTACTGCACCATCTAGATTCCAAGTACACCCGCCTCCTAAACCTGCTTTGTGTCCTTGATATTTCCAGCTGCAGTACTTACCTACCACTACTCGTCTAGGTATCTGTATATTTTCTAGGTCAAAGGGAGTGGCTACTTCGAAGGTAATAGAAAGAGCATCTTCAGCAGCAACTCTATCAATTATATATTGTTGTGTAGGAAACTCAATCGAAGGAGATGCGTCCTCGCTTCCTCCTACTAAATATTTTTGAAGAGTTTGACGACGAATAAGTCTTTCTCCTATTAAATCATCAAACTTATAATCCCCTAATTCTGCTTGTAGTATAGAACCTATATTTGCAATAGTTAGTGCAGGTCTACTAGACGCTCCATCTGCTTGCAAGTCCAAACCATCTAGCATCATAGGCATAGCTGTATAGTCGCGAATAGTATGAGTATTTTGAGTAGCTAATCCTAAGCCCGAACCTACGCCTGTTGCAGTAAATACAGTACCTATGTTATTATTTGCAGCTCCAATTGAGGGATAATAAGTACTACTTCCACTGGGGCCTGTGGTTTTTATAGTATAGCTATAACCAACTATAAAATTACCTGCAAGTACTGGAGCGGTAGGCGTAGTTCTATCTCGGAACTGAACATCTGTTAAATCCGCGTCTAGACCAGGGTGAAAATACATTGTTGTTCCATTGGGCAAAGTTATTTCAAATAACTCGACAAGTCCCGAATCAATTTCTTGCGTTTGTAGATCTGTTGCGATTACGTTGCTCATGCCTCAAAAACTCTCTTTAGTGATACTGAAAGACTATAAAAATTATCATAGTTATAGGTTACGGAATAATTTGTTGTTACTACTTTGACGTCTCTTTCGCCAGTACGTGTAGTATTGTTTGTGTCTGGCAAAGTAAGAGTGAAGTTATTTACACCTTTCTTTCCGTCTAAAAAAGCTACGATATCATCAATATCAGCCTTCAGACGAGTTGCAAAATTTAATGAATAAGTCTCATTTAAAGTATTAATACCATCGGCGATGCGTTGCTCATACCCATCCCCAAAGTTAGCAATAAGTACTCGAGGAGTACTTTGCTTTGCCATTGATTTGTCCGGTGTTGCTAATAGTACGTTACTATCATTCTTTATACCGATTGTCATTATGCTACTCCGTACGGATTAAGTATTCCGCCTGATCGTTTTTGATTCTGTAGCTCAATCTGTACTGCGGTTGCTATTGCTCCGCCTAGCTTATCCATGTCTGGTCCTGAGCTTCCTTCCTTGCTCGATTGTCCATCTGTAGATATATTGACTACAATGTTATTCGTACTTCCGCCATTTCCTGACATTTGTACAGGTATTGATTTACCGTTTGGAAGAGGCACAATTGCTTCGGTTCCGTGCATCATGACAGGATAACCTGAAGTTGATCCTTTTGCTACGCCTCCAGTGGCATATCCTGAAAGTTTTTTACCTTGCTCAAATACTCCTCCGTTTCGTGCTTTTCCTAATCCTAGGAAGTTGCCGAAACCGGAGCCTCCGAACATTTGTAGTATCATTGCTTTTACGATCATTGCCGTTAAGTCTTTAAGTATAGATTTTGCCATGTCTGCAAATGCATCTTTAGCACTCTTAGCACCCGTAACCATGGCTGTAAACGCACTGTTCATATTATCATAAACACTCTGGCCTAGGTCTTTCATCATTACTTGTATGGGTTGTAGCTTGTTTGCTTTATCCACTAAATCATCTATTCCTTGGTTTAGTACACGAACCCTCTCTTCTTCCTCGTCATCTACAAGTTGTATTAAGGCTGCGAAGTTGCCGTCAGGGCCTGCATTTTCTTGGCGTATACTCGTAATGGTTTCTCTTAGCTTTCGTAGGTTTTCAAGTTGAGGGTCGATATCGCTTCCTCCTCTTTTCAAATTTGCATTAGATTTATCTCTTAGGGCTTGAGACTCTGCAGTCTCCTGGAAGACGGAGGAGCCACTTCCACCTACTTTTATCATAGCATCATCGGCCGCTTGTGCTTGTTGGGCCGCTAGAAGTAGAAAATCGTTTTTAATGTTTTGGGCTCGGTATGTCTCCCTCTCTAGTTCGGCATCTAGTAGGTTCCACTTTAATTCAGTAGTTTTATTATCAAGCTCTTGTGTCTTGCGTTTTATTTTGGCCTCGTCTTCTATTATTTTAACTTGGGCCATATGCCATTTACCGCCTCTCTTTTTTTCTTCCGCCTCCGCCTCAGCGGTATAACGGGCTCTATCCTGTAGTATCCCTCCAGGGCCCTCTTGCTCTTTAACAGCATCTTTAACTCTTTGAGCTGCTAAAGCAGTTTCTATTTTTTGTCTCCGTTTAAGAATATCTAGACTTGACTTATCATGATCTAGGAGTTGTTTTGCATACTGTATTAGTTTTTGATCCGATTTAAGGTTATAGATCTGAAGCTCAACTTCAAACAATTGCTCGGAAAGTCTTACCTTTGTTTCAGCAATACTTTCTACTTCTTTTGCTAGTATTAGCTCAACATTAAGATCTAGGAGTTTTCTTTTTTGAGCTATGCTGCCTTCTTTACCCTTTCCGATTACTTCCTTGTTAAGTATATTTATTTCATCTTGTATATTTCTTCTTTTAATCATAGCTACAATTTCTTGAGCAATGGCAACTTCTCTAGCTTTATAGATAGGATGCTCAATTCGTCCGGCTTTTGTTACCTCCAAAGTAGCCATCTTTAATAGCCGAGCACGCTTTGCTGTGGCTTCATTAATTGTGGTTAATCTTTTGATCTCTAGGTTGGCGTCTACTTCGTCAGTACTGATTTTGTCTAGCAGATTACTTGGGCCAAGAAAACCCAGCTTAGCTGCAAAGTTTTCATCTTCACTAGCTTGATAGTTGGCTCTTAGTTCTTGGGCTGCCGCTATTATTTCTTTTTGTTTGAGTATAGCGTTTTCTGCACTGTTAGTGGGAGCAAGAGAGTTATTAAAACTAGCGGAGGCATCTGCGGCTGCTTCTATAGCTTTGGCGTAGCTTCTGTAAGTTGCGGTTATTTTATCAACTGCATCTTTTGCAGCCTGAACTTCATCTATACTGCCTCCCCCTTCTGTTAATAGCTTTCTGAAGTTCTCGAAAGCTTTATTACCCCCAAATTGCCGTACTACTTGATCAATAGCTTCTACTTGAATATCCATGAGCATTTTTGCGTTAATTTCAGCATCTGAAATAGCATCAGGTCCGTCAAGATACTTAGTAAGACTCCTTAACATGCCTCCCTCTCCTACCCTTCCTGAAGCAAGGTTCCATTCTCTTCCTGCTGCTACAGTTCTTGCATCATTCATTCCATGAGTGGCTTTCATGAGCAAAAACAAACTTTTTCGTTCTTCATAATTTGCGGTTTTGTTCTTTTTAGAGAAAGAAGCGTAATCTTCCATTAGCTGCATTGTTGCAGGGGTGTTCAGAGCCCCTAAAAGACCTCCGACTGCTCCTAAGCCTGCGATACCTTGCCCGCCCGTTCCTTCCTTCATCATAATTCGTTGTACTTCAATAAAATGTTTGTATTCTTTTACTAGGTCTTTTATTTTGTCTCTGTGGTCTTCCATTTTTTTCATTAGAAGGGTTTGCTCCTCCCCAGATTTCATTGCTTCTCTAAGTGCTAAGAATAGAGTAATACCTATAGAAATCCACCCAAAAGCTGCTAAAGCTTTGGAGGCAAAAGCCGTTATTCCTGCACCTGCTCTTGCAATTCCTGTAGTAAGGCCTTGCCAAGCTAATTTCATTCTTTGTACATTTGTAACCGTTCCCGCTGCTTTGGCCTTTTCTAACCCGTCAAGACGCGCTACCATTGCCGCATATTCTTTGACAACTCCTACTGTCAATCCTTTAAACATACCTTTTTGAATAACCGTGCTCTCATGTACATCCAAGTTTACAGCACTTAAACCCTTCTTAATACTTGCTCTAGCTTGTGGAGTTATGATTCCTGTTGCAGCTACATTTTTTAATACTTTTGAGTTTCCTGTATACCCTTCAGCTTTAAGAGTGGCTAGTGCTTTTTGTTGTATTGCTGCTTTTTCTAAGTCAATAGCCTTGGTAGTCTGCAGTATATCCAGCTTGCGCTGAGCATAAGCTGCGACTGATGCCTTGGCTGCGGCTTTTTGAGTAATAGCAGAGTCTTTTAAACTAAAGCCCATTGCTTTTAAAGGGCCCGAGGCTAGCATAGCGAAACCTGCTGCTGCAAGAATAGGAGTATCTCCTAAAACTTTAGCTAAAACGTTTGCTACAGGTAGAAGTGCATTTTGTATAGTCATTACTACATCATCCATGCTCTTTCCTAGCTTTGCAAACTGATTGACCGCTCCTCCACCTGTTACGGCAAGAATTGCTGAATATTTTTCCTCTGCCTGACTTAGAACTTCGTTAGCAACTGCTTGGCTTTTTTCAAACTGAGTTAAATCTCCAGCGGCTTTGCCTAAGCTACGTGCATAGTTTTCACTAGCAGTATCTAAACGTAAGATAATACCTAATTCATCAAGTAATTCTGGCTCTGCTTTTGTCACACCTCGTACTAAACGGTTAAAAGCATCTGTAACATCTCTACCAAGAACGGCGGATGCATCTTTAGCCGCAGTACCCAATCGGACTAATTGGTCGGCACTTAGACCTGCGGCGGTTCCTATTGCTGCTGCTTGTGACGCGTCCCTGAAGGTTATCTGAGCACCCGTAGCAGCAGTAATATCATTTGCTAAGGATTTCATAGCTATACCTGTTGCGGAAGCATAGGCTACTTGACCTTGTTGCATAACAGATAAGTCACCTGCTCTTTTGAAGAAACCAAAAGCAGCAGTTAAAGCAAACATTTGAGCGGCAAAAGATGCATAGGCTCCTACAAGTCCGCCCATACCTCTGGACATACCTGCAAAGTTTTTACCTCCAGCAGAAGCAGTCTGTGCTACCCCTTTTATACCTTTTTGAGCATTTCGTGATGACTTATCTACCTTATCGAGGCCTTCGGCCGCTTTTTTAGCGCCAAGTCCTACCTTCTTAGTAGAGCCCTTATCGTCAACAACTACGTCAATTTCAACTTTATTCTTTTTTGCCATTAGCCTTTCACATTATGGGTGAAATTACCTCCACCGCCGGCAGACTTACGTTCGTCTGCTTTTTGTTTTCTCTGTGCTTTCTCAGACCTATACTCGACTACGATGCCTTCTATCATTTTCATAAAGAATATAATAAGTTTTGGCTCTTCTATATCGTATATATTAAACAAAAACTCTAAAGTATTCCAGCTTTTGCCCATGTAGGTACCACTCATTCCTTCGTATCGATCTTCAAGGAATCCGTATAGAAAAAATGCCACTTGAACCTCCGCAGGAAAACCTGAGACTTCAAGTGGCATCTTTTGTGGATCTGGCTCTTCCCCTAATTGCTCACAGATAAGTAAGTACTTATCTACATCAATTTGATCAGATTGTTTTACGTAGCGTTCAAGAAGGGAGCTTATCTCCCCTACTTGTTCCCAGTAAAATTTTCTAGTTCACTCACCGTTTCTGTGACCCAAGTATCGAAGTCACCAGAGTTTCTCATAAGAAGCTCTGCGTTATCTGGAGTAAAGTCAAGTGTATCATTAGGGTCAAAAGCTGCAACATCAACCAAAAGAAGCTCTTCTAAGTATTGATATTTGAAACCTGTCCAATCTTTGATAACAGCTTTACAGTACTCTAATAAAAATCTATCTTCGTCAAGAATTTCTTCAGGCTGACGAGTCTTTTTGCTGAATTTAGTGGTTACGCACTTTTTGCGTAGATTAACTAGCTCTTCTCGGGCTAAATAACAAAGATCTACTGTCATGCCCTTGTAGCCTGGAAAATCTATTGTTACAGTTTTACTAGGAGTCATAAGGCTCGCTAGAGAAATGGGGGTCTTGGGTGCTTCGATCATCAGTTTATCCTTTTTAATTATTTATTGGTGGAAACAAAACAGGGATGAAAATTCATCCCTGCTCTGATTTTCTATTACATAGTATAGTCCAAAAGACCTCCCATGTCAAGAACTTTTTTTACGCTGCTGTTACACCTTTGTAGACTATAGTAGCTTCATCCGCTGCTGCAATACTAGTAGGTAGTGCGTGGAAAGAAGTTTCTAGTGAGATAACATCTTCAATAGAATGCGACGGAATTTCCAAGTGACAAGTAGGTAAAGTTATTTGAAGATGTGGGGCTACTGGCGTTGCAGCCGCTGCTCCACCAATGTCAAACACTAAGTTAAAGTCATTTGTAATTACGCTTGTAGAAGTTGCTAAGTCTTCAAATAGATCCGCACCCGCTGTAGAAGTATTACTCAAATAGCAAGTAAAGCTTCCGCCAATAGTACGATTACCAGTTACATGACCAATAGGTGAGTTTACCGCGCCTAAAGTTTCTGGCGTAAGGAAGGTAATATTATTCTCGAAACTAATAGTACCGCCTGTAAGAGTAAGAGCATAAGCAGTTACAATGTTACCCGCCGCAGTTGCAGTAGCTGTCAAAGTAGTTAGACGATTACGAATAAAGTTATTTGTAGCGAGTACTCCTTCGTTAATAGTTACAGTAGGCTGACTTCCTTCATCTGTAATAGTTGAAGCAAAACCTGACCAGTTAATAGTAGCAATACCATCAATATCAAAGTCAATACTTGCTGAGTTAACTACTGCTTTAGATAGTTTATATACTTGGTGAGTTCCAGCATCATAAGTACCTGATCCCATTATAAAGAAAATATCGAGTTCTTTTAGTGTAGCTGTATTAGAGTCATTGAAATCAATAGTACAAGCGCCAGCACTGTTAGCTATACTTGTAGCCCAAGCACCATTACCTGTGCCTGCTACACCTGGTACATAAGCGGCTTTACTTACTAAAGCGCCCCATAGACACTCTTCTACAGCGTGCATATGAGAAGTAGTACCATCCCAACCACCTGCATTAGGTGCATCAGGGGTGCCGTCTCCATTGATTGTTGATTTAAAAGGTCTTGCATAGGTCGAGAAGGACCATTCCGCAGGGGCTACCGAATCGTTAAACATCTTACGACCTCGACGCGAAACACCTGCAGCTTCCATCTCCTGCAGAGTTACCTCTGAAGAGTTTGTTGCTTGAGAGAAAGAGAACCCATCTAATACTGGAATCTCCCATGCAGTTGTACCATCCGATACAACCACTTTAGTATCTCTACTAAAAAATAAATCATTTGCCATAGTTATTCTCCTATGTTATCCTGAAAAGACATGGACGTGAACTTTTGTTCGTGCCAGTATTTTCTAATATCGAACCTCTATGAGCATTTCTCCCACTCCTAGGGGTTCAAGTACACCTTCATCAGTATCTAAACTAATAACTGTGATTTGTTGTGTATATTGATCAACATTATTGCGATCTTTATACTTAAGTCTTGAATGTTCTTCTATTACAGTTTCTACATCTTCTAATAAAGCATCTAAAGCTGCTACCGAGTCTTCTTCTTTTACATAACAACGAATAGTGATAGATAAAAATCTGTCTTTCATCCCTCCGCCTTGGTACTGCCTTGTCTCAGAGCCTGCATTTAGATGAATTGCAGGAAACTCTTCTACTTCGTCCCAGAACTTAAGACGTGGAGATACGTTCTGGTCTAGGTTTGTTAAATAGTGTCCTGAACCATCAATATCTTTTAAGTATTCGACAAGACTTTCTACTATACCAAGTCTTCGAGTTGTATACTGTCTTTGGTCCATTATGTTCTCCTAGTGTAAAATCTTCCGGTTGCTGTCGTTGCTGCTAATTCTCGGATAGACTTATCAATTAATTTTCTTGGATCTCTATATTCATTAGACCAATTACCTGAGCTACCATCTTCAAACACTTGGTAGGGATCCCTTTGGTAAGTGTAGCCAATACTAGGGAAGCCTTGTGGTGTCATCATTATATCAGTAATTTTTACACTTTGTGCAAATCTTCCAGTTCTATTCTGCAATCTAGGAGACGTCATGTTCTTTCTTACAGTATCTGGCAGTTTCTTATTTAGCATTACTATCATTGCTAAAGGGCTGCTAGAAACTCCTTTGTTAGCTGCTTTTCTTCTGCGAGTAGTCTTGCTTCCTTTACTTCCAAGAGAACTAGAAGTGCTTGCTTTTCCACTCTTTGCATCCTTACTTATTAGTCCCTTATGAGAAGCTATAATGGCAGTATCAAAACCTGTCAGTTTAACACCTTTTTTACCTTTTAAAGTAGCTTCAAACTGCTTTAATATCATTTTTTGTCGCTTGCTTATAGAGGAGTCTGAGCCTGTTACTTCTGCAAATTCTACACCTATGTTTTCTACCATTTTTGTTATGGTTTTATTTAGATGCAATACTTCATTTTTATTCTCTCTGTTAAATTGTTTACTCTCAAATTTAACACGTACTATATCTACCGGAGGTCCATCATCATTTTTTTGTATAGACCATTTTAAAGAGCCCAGAGCCTCTTTTATTGCTTGAGTCAAGGCTGCGTCTGCCTTTTCTCCTGAACCTGTAGTTACTGCAAAACGGTTTATAGTATTTGTTACTGCTGCTAGTCTCTGTGCTGATACAGAAGAGCCCCCTTCATGCCCTATATCTAAAAAAGCTTGCCCTTGCTTAGTAGAAGTAAATTTATCATAGGCACCTGAGTTCTCTAGTTTTAGTCTTGCCTTTAGGTTTTTATTCAGTGTTCCTTGTTGTGCTTGCTTTACTTTTTTAAAGGCATTAAAGATACTTGCACTTTTACCTGGTTTAGGCACCAGAGAAAAACTAAAACTTGTCTGGTTTCCTATAAATTCTGTTACTTGTACCCACTTGCCTCCTTTGGGATCAAAGTTAGAAGTACCACCCTCTTCAGGTGGCGCAATAGCGGTATGCATCTTCTTTGTAAAGTCTAAAGCCTCTTTCTCTATAAAGGCTACTAAAGAAGAATCTAGCTTATCAATATTTAGTAAAGCTCTAAACTCTTTTTGTATCTCTAGGGATATATCTGCATGGTCTACTGTTATTCCATGGATTAATTTGTTGCTCTTAAAGTTTCTATAATCCGTGGAGTTCTTTTCAACACTTTGTATTATCTCAACGAGTAGAGCATCTAAACTCGCCTGAGCCATTAGTAGTTTTTATACATATCCAAAACCCTTTTAATATGGTCTGGAAAGCCTACGTTATCATTTTGACTGGAAGTACTGTTGTTTGCTGTACTTGCTCCTTGCATAGTCTGACGAGCTTTATGCTCATCTTTATGATAATAATTAATTAGATCAATTACAGCAAGTTGTAAGTCTGCAGGGCAGGTCGCGTACCCAGCTTTATAAATAATTCGTACAGAGGCAGGACCTGCAGGCCAGCTCTTAGCTTGGCCAGAGGTAGTAACTCTGTATATACTGTCTGTACCTGCATCTAAATAATACTCTGTGGCAGGTATAGTTGCATAGCTTGCCGAAAAGCTCTCTCGCTCTTCTACAGATACTATAGTATTTACAGGGCTTTCTGTTAGTTGGGCTAAATTTGTTGCCCATGTAATGTTAAAAGTTTCAGTCTTATTAGCTGCATAGTGGTCTACTATAGTATTCCCGCAGTAAGTCTTTACTAAAGCACTTATAGAAGCAATTAAATCATTTAGACGAGCATCATCCTTTGTACTTTCGATTTTCTCGGAAGTTTTGTAGTCATCTAATGTTATTAAGTTTGCCATGTTTTAAGTTCCTTAGTAAAAACTTAGGGGAGGAATCCTCCCCCTCGTTTCTATACTTTTAAGTATTAAGCGATGTAGTCGATTTTCACTACTGGCTCGTGACCAGTTGCGCCTGCTACCAACTCTTCAAATCCAAGAGCTTGACTAGCAACGATTACTCGACG